TTCCTTATATATACCAACGATATCCTTGCGATTGTAGATAGTAGTTGACAAGAACTGTATTTGGAACTTGATAGTTCCGCTGAGATATTTAAGATGTCTGTTGACAAGCCTCTGCGCGTTACCCAAGAATCCAAGCAACAGCTCTGAGTCGGTAGTTATAGCAAGGCTCATACCGCCCGATGTATCTGTTTTACCGCCGTGAAGAACGCTGTTTGAACCGCAGTTCTCCCAATACTGTTCGACCGAACGAGTGACAATATCGACTGTGCTTATACCTCTGTCTTGATCGAAGTTGAAATCCTCGACCTTGAACGGGAGTACAGCCGCGCCAACCTGCGGAGGAAGCGCATTGCAGAGGTGAGTGTAATACTGCATTGCCAAATTCCAATCTATCGTCGGCGCTCCCTGACTATCAAGGTCAATTCTGCCGACAAGCACCTTATAATTAGCAAGCTCGGTAGCCGTCTCCTGCAACGCCTTATAGTTCTCTATATCCAACAGGTCGGGGAGACAACCAACATAAGGCGGTATGAACGCACCTTGGTCGCCGTCTGCGGTGCAGAACGGGAGACACCAAGATATCTCTTCGGGGACGAACTGCCTCTTAACGCCATCAGATTTATAGGCGTTCCACATCTTGGTAAACTCGGGTGGGTAAAATCCAAGCTCGTCCTCTTTAATCTGAGACATATCAACCGTATAGAGATAAGTACCGTCAGCGATAGCCTCAACAGTGCAATAATCAGCGTTGATTTTTTGAATGAAGAACGAATCGCCAGACTCCCACGACACGCCAAAGAAGATTCCCTCGCGTACTGCACTCACGGCAGCCTTGGAAAGCTCGTTCTTCAGATTCCAAACCTCACACTTTTTAGCCGCAGCAAGATATTGCTTCTGAAGATTATTAGCTTTTATCTTAGACTCATCATATCCAAGAGGGTAAAGCACATAATCCCACAGCCACATATTTGCTTGATAGTTAATAAGGCGACGATACAGCGGCGAAGCATTGTAAAGATACATCGACGCATTGCGAAGACTCTTTGCGTTTGTTGACGGGTTTTTAAGCCACGTCAGAATATTTTCCTTTGTATAGGTGGAGTACGATTGACCTCGGCTCTGCTGTGAGGACGCAGGATTGCTTATATTCCTTTGAGCTATTTTCTGTGCATACAAAAGAGCTTTATGAAACTCCGCCTTTGCCGCTTCAAGATCGACTTTCTTTTGCTCTTCAAACGAGAGCAGCGGAGCAGTTTCTTTCTTTTTTGCCACTTCGCGTCTCCTTTCTTATTTAATAATAGGTTTCTTGAACGCAAACACTTTACGCTCGGGTGGTTTGTTGCTGGGCTTAAGCTTTCTCTCAAGCTCTTGAACAACCCAATAGTTGTAGCCGACCGATGACACTCTGTCTTTTCTCATACCGGATTGCTCTTTGACTTTTATTAAAGTACCTGTAGGTGTGTACTTTAGGCTTATTATTTCGTTAATAAAAAGCGTTGTGTGAATATATGGAAGCAGAACTTTACGCTTTAGCTCAGCGTCGTCAAGTATGGCTTGAACAATACCTCTCGGAAGTTCGTAGAAGTCATTTTCGGAACTAAGGAGTTTAATCTTATTCTGTTTGAAGCCGTCACGCAACGCAAGATACATATCATTATTAAACTGACTTGTAGCCTGTATCGCCCAAATGACCTTTTTAGCCTCTCTATCTGTGCAACGAGCTGCATACACATCGTCATTACAACAACTAAGTGGCGGGTAAGTAACATTGTACTCCGGATCATATATATCGCGCACGAGAGCGTCGTACACGCCTATACCAAGACCCTTAACATCGAGAGCTATATCGGTACAATGGAACTGCTCGTACAACCTGCGTATACGCAAAGCGAGGTCGTTCGTGTGAAGTCCCTCGTGATTCTCCGTATATATAAGGTTGCTGATGTATCTATTTTCTGAATTAGGTATAGCCCTATTAATCCATATAGACGCGGCGTCGTTGTTTTGTTTCTTAGAAGCCAACAGCGCAACGTCAGCAGAAAGAACACGCCTCTCATTAAATGCGAGCGGAGGTATCTTTTGTTTATAATTAGGTATAAGAGAGCTGATATAGTCGGGATATATGGCTTGTTTTATCTGACGAGTTTTAGCTATATCATCGTAAGAGAACAGCGAGCCGTCCGTATCTCCAAACCACAAGCACTCCATTTCCATACCGAACGTCGTCTCGGACTGGTCGCCCTCGGAAAGCTCGTCCGCTATCTGATTCTTGTCAAGCAGGTGCTCTTTTATCGAAAGCTGATAGGGGAGTCCGCAGGTGAAATATCTGCGCTGATCGTCACTCATATTCTTCGCGTATGTCTGAAGCTTGCCGAAAGACCAATGTGACTTATACCATGCAGACGAGAGATAAATTTCTTTATTTCTCTCAGTTAAATGTGCATATTTGGGATTGTTGAGATATCCCGGATTTCTCGGAGCCGTTAAAAATCTTTTGAGAACCGTTTGAATAATAGTAAGCGGTATCATGCGAAACTCATCGCAGATAATAATATTGGCTCTGTTGTGTCGAGCTTCATCATTTGCAGTTACGACGAATATACGAGATGTGTTCCTAAACACAATCTCCGCTTTGGACTGATTTATTGTTATGCCCTTCGGTTCTATCTCTAACTGAAGATTGGCGGAGTTGGGTATAAGAATCGTTTGTATTTTCGTTAAGACCTCGACGGACTGTCCACGGGTCTTAGACGCAATACAGATAGCCGTACCGGGGTACAAAATACAACGCACACAGCAGAACACGGCGACCAGAAAGGTTTTGCCTTGCAATAGTTATTAACGGACAGCTTTTTATCTGCCCCTCTGGGGTTGCCCCATTTTCATCGGCACGTCAATTCGTGCCCAGTTTAGCATATGTTTTCACCCTCGTTTAAACGTTAGGTTCTCAGACCGCCCTATATGCGGTCGTGTCGGACACTCGTGGATGGATTATATTTATTCACCATCTATGCGTTACGGTGCTGGACAGCCTTCCGTTATCCGTCCAGTTACCTCGGCGTTTGCTCAGTAAGCGTTCACCGATTTTGCCCGATTAATTTATCCGCACATTTCTATGCGGCGAAGCCAGTATTAACCTCTTGCTGCGATGTACATTATATAGTTACACCAGTTCATCATATATAGGATTATCTGCTGAAAAAGCTTAAGTTTAATGTTAAGATAATCAAAACAGAAACGGTGAGGATTAGCCCTATAGAATGAGCACCATGCGTCCACGCCGTTCATAATTCGTTTAGCCTTGTCGTTAGCTAACTCGCGGTCGCTGAGCTTATTCCGTGTCGCCATAATCTTCACCGTCACTTATAATGGCGTCCAGCAGTGCGTCGTCGTCGCCCTCGTATTCAGGCATTTCAACGCGATATTTCGCCATCTCTTCCTCATAAGCCGCGCTATATTTGTTTTGTATTCCCAACATTTTACACAGATGTCCGAGAAAGTACACCGTTATGTATTTGCGGATTCCATCAACATCCTGCCATTCGGGGAGCGGCTCTGAAATGGGGCGTTCATTCTCCCATTTCTTGATAAGAGTGCCAAAGGTATTTTGCTCAACCATAGCATTTTCGTTATTCTGACTTGGCTTTAAGTTTGCTGTGCCGAGGAGGTCTTGGAACACCTTGAGTGCCTCCACAAGCTTCATAGACCCCTTGCCTTGCTGAGCTTTTAGAATATTGAGCTGAGCGATGCACAGGTTTTTGAAGACCTCTTCCTGCGATTTAGTAGAACACTCATGCCGCGAAGTCCAGTCATCGTATTGCTCCTGAAGAAACTTAAGCTCTTCGGGTTCGAATCCGCCACCGAAGAACGCCAAGGTCTTCTGCTTTATTTTGATTTCAGAACTATTGTTCTTTAAATCCTCTACGTCATTAATGACAGTTTCCTCGTCGCGTATAGTATCGTCGTAAGTTTTACCTTGATAACAACGCAAGGACATTTTAGACACATATGAGCTCATACGGCTGAACGACGCCGAACTCTTCTCAGTTGCATCGTATATCCTTTTCGAGAAATACCAGTCGAACTTCTGACATAGACGCTTCGTCGCCTCCATCTCTGAGCCAAGTTCGTCGGTATACAATTCAAACAGCTCCTCGACGCATGAGCGACACACGGGGATGAATCCGTCGTTGCCAACATGAATGGGGGATTGCGATCTATAAAAATTACCAGTAAGTTTAGTATATTTTTTGCCGCACATGGTGCAGTAGAACTCGGTTCGACCGTTGGACGACGCGGGCTTTTTCTTTTTCTTAGAGGTCGATTTAGAGCGACCTATTGAGTTTTGAGCTATGTTACCCACATCCTTTACATATAAAAATAGCGCCCCTATACGGGACGCAAAAAGTTAAATGGCGGCGCTTGCAGGATTTGAACCTACACTATCAGAGCCAAAATCTGATGTGCTGCCCTTACACCAAAGCGCTGTATTGCAGGACTTGGGCGGATATCGCTTGCATAATACCCGCCCGAAGTTCTGCTTAAGGAGGAATGAAATTTTGAAGCCGCTTGCAAGCAGCCGACAAAATGGAGTTGTCTAATTGAACCGCCCATATGGGCGGTATTTGTAAAACTAAGGAAACGTCGTAACGCTTCCTATACAAAGGCGAATGAGCCTTTTGATAACCTAAGTTAAAATCCAAGTCACGTCTTTTCGTCAGCCATCGGGATTTCTGCGGCTTAACAAGCCGCCGCCGAGCGCTCAGGCAACCCAATACTTAACTTCTCGCGCTTCCTCGCGCTTGGATTTTTGGAGCATCCTGCGTGACTCGAACACGCAACCCGCTGCTTACAGGGCAGCCGCTCTACCATTGAGCCAAGGATGCATATACTCGGATTTGATATCGCTGGGACACATCATAGAGAGGTGCGGATAGTCTGACGTACCGAGCTTGTGGCGCAACCCCACACGTCCCCGCTGTACACACGGGATATTGGTTGCGGAGGCAGGACTTGAACCCACGACCTTTAGGGCATGAACCTAATGAGCTACCAACTGCTCCACTCCGCTATATAAAACAACAGCAAGCAAACCGTCTAACAATTGTCTAACACTATTATTATTTAGCGATTTTTCGCACCACGCGAACCGTTTATTAATTGCGTTATATAGGTAAAATCACGGTTCTACACTGCATGGAATCGAATGACACTGTTTGATATTCGCGTCACAAACCTGTTAACCGCAGGGTCGTTGGTTCGAGTCCAACAGGGGGAGCCAGGAAAAAGCACTTGCATTTGCAAGTGCTTTTTCAATTAAGCGCACCTTCGGTGCATGAAAAATGAAGTCGCTTCGCTAATGAAGTGCGGTCAAACCGCATGAAAATCAAAGCGCGCTTTACTTCGTGCGAGCATAGCGAACGCTTCATGACAACGAAGTTGTCGCTTTATGTTTGCAACGCAAACACTTCATGAATTGAAATAGCAATCACATTTAGCGAAAAGAGCAGGGAGACACCAGTCTTCC